TTATCCAAGACGAACCTCCTTGTTCGAAGCGTTGGCACAGCTATCCAGCCGTGCGATCAAGTGGGGCAAGATGATGACGGCAAATTGCTCGTCCGGATCACTGAGCACAGCCCGAATCCAGCGTTGCATTTCGCCGGAGGTGCGAGGCATTCCAGTCTCGCTGGCCCGGTGTGACACCCGGGCCTGGGAGACAACCAATAGTGCTTCGGCCATCCGTTCAATGATGCGCTGCTCACTCATGACCACCCTCCTCTTCGTGCTCTCCTGCATCGGCAAGGCATGGCTTCACAAAGTTACGAGCTAACAATCGCTCGAACGCCGACCCGTCTTGCCTAGTCAGGTTGGGCACGTAGCGCGAATAGACGGTGAACAGCATCTTGGTGTTGCTGTGTCCCATCTGCCGCGCGATCCATTCCGGGCTTTCTCCAGAGGCAAGCCACAGGGTCGCCGCCGTGTGTCGTGTCTGGTACGGATTGCGTTTCTTCAGACCGGCCTTCTTCAACGTTGGGTACCAGACTCGGTTGTTGACGTTGCGGTATCGGACAGGCTCGCCCCGCTTGCTCTGGAAGACGAAGCCATCGGTTTGGCCTGTCCGCTCCCATTGCTCCTGTAAGGCATCGAACACCAGTTGGTTCATCTGAATCGTTCGATAGGAGGTCGCCGTCTTGGGCGTGTCCTCCAAGCCATGCACCAGCGTTTCCTCGACCACGATCTCGCGGCGATCAAAGAAGACGTATCGCCATTTCAGACCGTCGATTTCGGAGGTGCGCATACCGGTGAAGAACCGCACCGTGAAGTACGGCCTCCAATGCGGATCAACCTCGTGGAGGAACGAACGCACCTCGTCAAGGCTGAACGGATCGACCTTGCTGCGCCCCTGCTTGACCGGCTTGATGCGGACATACGGCGTGATAAAGTCGAAGCGGTCAGCGGCCTCGTCCAGCACCTGCTTAAGCAGATTCATGATCTGGTTCACACGAGCGCCTGAGAGGGTCTTCGTACCGTGCGCATCTTTGGCGAGGTAGGCACGGTACTTCAGCAGATCAGCACGGGTGATGTCGCTGACACTTTTCTTGCCGAACTCGGGGCGCAGGTACAGATTCACGATGTCGACCTGCTTCTTCTGGTAGGAGCGTTTCCACTCCACCTCCTTCTCGCCCATCCATTCGTCGATGAACTCCTGGAAGAGCGGTGTTTCGGGCCTATCGGGCTCACTTGGAGAGACCGCCTGCTGACTAGGGGGCGCCTCGGTGGCATCTGAATCGATAGGCCGAGGCGGGGCCAACCGTTCAATCCGACGACTACCGGGAAAGGTCTTCCCGTAATCGAAAACGCCGGCGATGATTTCGGCTTCGATCCGCCTCAACAGTCCTTCCATCCGCTTACGATTGGCTGGGGTATCCGGCAAGGCGGTGTACTCACGACACCGGACACCCTTGTAGCGGAAATCGAAATACAGACGGTTGGTCTCTTCGCGCACTCGAATCTTACCCATGGCACTTCTCCCCATTTGCCATCGGAATATCCGGTACGGCGTCCTGGAACATGTCCGTCTCAATGTTTTCCCAGAGATACAGAATCCGGCGCCGACCAAAAGGGCGGATGTAGTGCCGCCCCTCGACGAGGACTTCGTGCGTGAGGATGTTGCGCACGTAGCGCGTGGTGTAGTTGAGCTTCTCGGCGAGTTGCTCGGAGGTCATGTACGTCATTACGTTTACCTCTTTGTGTGAGTGGATAGCCGCTATGCGACTAGACTCAACGTACATGCCTACCAATATCCTGCTAATTAATTTGCCGCTAGACTAGAAGCCGCCTCTGTCGGGAGCTTTGTGACGCTCTCGACCCCCATCACATGAGCGAGAATTGACTCAGATGAAAACTGGCCGCACTCATCAGAAGCAGGTAAATATCCGCCTGGACGACGAGACCCTGCGCCGGATCGACAACCGCCGATCCGAGCTCTTGAAGACTGAAGGGGAAATACCGCCCCGGGCAGATATTGTTCGAGCAGCGATTGACCGGTATCTCGATGAATTTGAGAAAGACCAGCCTGGCAGGAAGCCCTGAGACCAGATGTGTGTGGTACTCGTTGAGACCGACGGCGTGATTGCGGGAGCGTCTCAACGTGGGCCCAATTTGGGCCCAGGGACATTTTGAGGGCTGATGTCGATTAAACGGGGCGGTCTACCAACGGCTACTCACGGCTGGGCCGACCACGAAACCGGCTACTGCAACCACATGTTTTTGCTAGGATAAAATTGAGTGTTGACAGGCCAATCGGACCCGGTAGAATGCGCATCCGTTCGACGACAGGCGCGTAGCTCAGTTGGTTAGAGCACCACCTTGACATGGTGGGGGTCGTTGGTTCGAATCCAATCGCGCCTACCAACACTAAAGCCCGGCAGCATCACGCTTGCCGGGCTTTTTCGTGGGCGGTCGAAAAGGCCGGTTCCAAAAAAGTTCCAAAATTCTTCCAAAATCCCGGCGCTCTACGGCGCCGATTCGGCCTCTCCAGGCGAGCCTTAGCGTCCTGGTCGATCGAGCCCCACCTCCCCTATACGCGCCCCTAATGACGCGTGTCTGTGCGCGCACATCCATTTCCCATAGAGGGGGAGAACCGAAAACCCGTGGTTTCCGGCCCCCTTCGCATCCAACCTGTTGTTTTCAGAGCAAACACGCGCCGCAACGCCCCGCCGTTTTGCCACGGAACACCTGCTATTTGCCACGATTTGTGCAGTTTTTGCCACCCGGCGCTTTTCGTTCAACCCCCTATCTCTATCTCTCTATCTCTTTGAAAAAAAGGAAGGAAGGAAGGAATAGGGGCCCTGCCAGGCAGGAAAAGCGGTGCCACGGATTTGCCACGGGCGTCTGGAGGGGTGCCACAGATTAGAGGCTGTGCCACGGGCTATTCTGTGGCACCGGATGAGCCCGCAAATCGTTGTTTTTACAATGTTTCGCTATACTGGAAGGGCGGTGCCACGGTGCCACGGGTTTTTCTCCCCCTCCCCTCCGGGAATGCGATGACTGACGACGAACTGATCCAGAACTGGCTGGACTGGCTCGAGCACAACCAGGGCCGGTCGGTTCGCACGCTCGAAAAGTACCGCCTGACATTGGTCCGGTTCGCTGGGTACCTGGCTGCGCGTGATTCTTCTCTCCCTGCCGCATCCGAGGTCAGGGTCGAGGATTTCGCGGGACTGGAGTCGCATCGGAACGGGATAAGCCCTCGAGCGCGCCGCCCGATCGTGGCTGCCCTTCGGGGCTTCTACCGGTGGCTGCGGCGTAATGGTGTGCGCCAGGACAACCCGGCGCGGGATCTCCCTTACCCCAAGTCCGGTTCCCCCCTGCCGCGCGCCATGGAGCTCAAGCACGCCGAGTCCCTGATGATGGCGCCGGACCTCGACACTTTCCTGGGTGTGCGAGACGCGGCGATGATCTCGGTGCTGGTTGGCTGCGGCGTTCGGGTTTCCGGCCTGGTCGCCATGAACGAGAGCGACCTGCAGTTCGTCCTCGATGACGACGGCCGCGAGTGGCTGGTGATCCGCGTTCGGGAGAAGGGGCGCAAGGAGCGACTGATCCCGGCGCCACACGAGACCAAGCTGATGATTCGCGCCTACCTCGGCCACCCTGACCTCGAGGCGATCGACCGCACCCTGCCGGATGGCGACCGGGTGCTGTTCGTCTCGACGGCCAACCGGATGGTGAAAGCGCACGAGTATTTCGGCGAGGCGCGCCGCCTGCATCGCTCGGCCGTCAACGAGATGCTGTGCCGCTACGGTGACGATGCCGGCATACCTCGTGCCCAGCTGCACCCGCATGCCCTGCGCCACCTGTACGGCACGGAGCTGGCCGAAGGAGGCGAGGATCTGCGCAAGATCCAGTCGCTGATGGGGCACGCCGACGTGCGCACCACCACGATCTACACCCAGCTGGCCATGCGCACCCTCTCCAAGTCGGTGGCCAAGTCCAGCCCGCTCTCCCGGATCCAGACCCCCGTCTCCGATCTCGCCCGTCATCTCTGACCTGCTCAACTCCCGCCAAATCTGATCAGGTCCACCTGGTGGAGATCAGATCCCGGCCTTTCTGAGCACGACCCCGCCACGGTATCCACCATGGCCCGAGGCACGCCTTCCCCTCTCTGTTAGGGGGACAGAACCCCTATAGGGGTGGGCACTCTTCCTCTTCCACCCCGCTCTACTCCGATGTTGCCGTCTGGATGTGGCACCTCTGGAAACTGGCCTCTGAAACGGGGATATCAAACTGCGCCTTTTGTCATTACCCGCAGTTCAGCCGTGTGGTGGTGGCTTGCTGGCGCGGTTGGTGTGGGTGCCTGATCTCACTTACCCGCAGTTCAAACTCTGGAATCCCGGGTGCCTGGGTATGGGTGGGGGGTCGGCATAGTGGTCCGCTACCCCCAGGTGGGGAGGTGGGTACCTGGCTATCTGCACGGGTTTGAAGTTCAGCGCGGGGCGCGTGCGCGGTTTCGGGCACTGATGCCCGTTTTCGGGTACAATCGGCCGATATATCAACCGGTTGGATTCGCCGCGTGTCTGACAAGCCCGACCAGCTCGAACAGATCCGATTCCGGTGCCGCGAATGCGGTCATCAGTGGGAAGGCGCGCCGGTCCGCGTGGTCGAGCAGCCGGCGACCCCGTGGCATCCGTGGGACTACTTCGCCCCGTGCCCAGAGTGCGGAGAGGAAGCCGCCCAGGCGGCGTGGGAGCGGAACCTGCTCAAGGCCCACGCTCACGCCACCGGCCCGAAGACCGACGACGGCCGTGCTCGCTCCCTGGAAAACCTCGAGGGTGGCCGCCAGTCGCAGGTTTCCCGCTTCAACGCCATGAAGCACGGCATGTTCGCCCGGACCGCCACGTATTTCCCCGCCCGGCCCGGCCAGTACCCGGCCTGCGACGGCTGCGAGTACCTCAACAACGGCTGTGGCACCGAGCACAAGGCGTGCATGAAGCGCGCCGAGCTGATGATGCAGTACCAGATTGCCACCGACACCGGCGACGTCTCGCTGCTCAAGCAGCTGCAAGGCGGCAACCAGGCGGCGCTTCAAGGGATGATCAACGACATGATCCTATCGATCGCCCAGGACGGCGGCCCGCGGCAGATCGTGCCGGTCTGGACAAAGGACAACGAGACCGGGCAGATCCAGCTGGTCGAGTTTTTCGACAAGGCCACCGGCGAGCACCGCACGCTCAACGAGATCAAGGCCCACCCGCTGCTCAAGCACCTGATCGACTTCATCCAGAAGAACAACATGACCCTCGAGGACATGGGCATGACGGCCAAGCAGCAGGGCGAGGAAGCCACGCTGCGCGGTCATCTGGCAGACCAGCATGCCGCCCGCGACTCGGTTCTCGATTACCAGGAGCGCACCGCCAAGTCCGTGGAAAGTCTCAGGGATCTGATCGGCCGCAGCCACAAGAGCCACGAGCCGCGCGTGATCGAGGGGAACAGCGACGATGGCTGAGCGCGTCTCCCACGGAAAGCGCATCGAGCTGCAGAACGTCGCCGAGGCGGAGATCCAGCGTTACGCCGGCGACCACGCGACGTGGTTCAAGCACGTGGTGGACGTGGAGCTCGACCCGATCCAGATCCTCAAGTGCGAGGAAATGGACCAGCACGCCAACACCCTCGATTTCTCCTCGCGCCGAACGGGCAAGACGGCGATAAAAGAGCTGTACAACCTCAAATGGAATGCGAGCCACGCCGACCAGGAACTGGGGATCGTCGCCCCGCGCGAAGCACAGAGCCAGGTGAACCTTTCCTATCACCTCGAGCTGATCCGCAACTCGGAGATCCTCTCGGCCTACGTGCGCACCAAGGGCGGCCGCCGGCAGATTGCCGATACCTACTACCAGTTCGCCAACCGCTCGATGGCACGGTGCTACGGGATCATGGCGCAGGTCGACGGCGGGGATCTCACCGCCGCCTCCCTCGAGGAGGTCGACGACATGCCGGCAGACCGGCTCTATTCCCGTTTCCTGCTGATGATGGGCTCCACCCGCCGGCTGGGCGCGGCCAAGGACTCGCAGAACAAGCCCCAGATTCGCATCACCGGCGTCTACAAGGGCGCGGACACGCTCACCGACCTGATCGACTCCGGCCAGTACCACGTGATCGGCGCATTCCACGGCCAGCGCGCCCGCGACGAGGTGGCCAATCTGATCGCCCGGGGCTATCTCGAGCCCAACCAGGTGGACGCCCAGGGCTACAGCTACCCGGTGCCGATCGGCAATGCGGTCAACGCCATGGAGCTGGACCTGCTGAACAAGCAGTTCATCGAGGACATGCGCGGCCAGCTCTCCCCGGACGAGTTCGCCCGGCAACTACTGTGCGTAAACACAGCCTCCCGAAACCTCATCTGGGAAAAGTGGCTGCGCTGGGCCATCCAGCTGGGCGTGCGCGCCCGTCTCGAACCACAACCGCCGGTGCCCGGCGAGACCTACCGCAAGCGCGGCCTGATCTCCTTCGGTTACGACGCGTCCGGCCACGGCGAATCCGCGAACGCATCCCGCCACGCCCTCGTCGTCGGCGAGGACATGGGCGGTTTCTTCGTGCCGATCTGGGCGCGCACCTGGCCAGCCGGCACCGATGACGGTGTGGTGAAGAACGACCTAAAGAGCTACTGGCGCTACTACCAGCCCGACCACGCCATCGGCGATGCCTACGCCGTGGGCATGCTCACCCAGCTCAATGACGAGCTGTTCTCCGAAGGCCTGGCCCAGACTGACCGGCGCACCATCGCCGACGGCGACTCAACCGCCTCGGCGTGGGGAGACTGGGCCTTCGCCCCGTTGCGATTCGAGGGGATGGTCAAGCACAGCATGGCCACCGGCCTGCAGGCCGCCTTCTACAACCGGCGCTGCGCCCTGCCCTACGTCGATCACCTCGATGACGACGATCCGGACGCCGCTGGCCTCAAGGATCTGCAGAAACAGCTCATCAACATCCGCGCCGAGGAAACCGGCAAGAGCTACTCCAGCTACAAGATGGTCCGCAAGCAGGTCGGGGACGACCTGTTCGATGCCGCCATGGCCTCCTGCTGGGGCCTGCTCACGCGCGGCGCCGGCCAAGTCCCAACCGTCGTGCAGGTCCAGCGAAAGACCCGCGACCAACTCATCGGGAGCGAAGCATGAAACTCATCGGCCGAATCTTCGGGAATCGGAAGTCGCCGACACCGGCGGAAGAGCCAACCCCAAACACCAGCGAAGCCGGCGTGCGCACCACCGAAGAGCGCCGGCTAGAGGCGCTCTATCAGACCATGTACGCAGACCCCGAGCTGCGCATGGCCATCTACGACATCCGCCAGATGCACGCCCGCGATGGCCGGGTGAAGAAGATCCACGGCCGCACCGCCCGGGCCATGACCAAGGGCGGCCTGCGGATCGAGGGCGCCTCCGGTAAAAAGCGCATCCATCGCTTGTTCGCCGATTACGTGACCCGCTTGGGCCTGAACAATCGCGCCAAGCTCGAGAGCGATGCCCGCGGCTGCATGATGGAAGGCAACCTGCCGATGCAGTGGGTGGTCGACCAAACCGGCCGCGTGGTCAAGGGCGTGCGCATGCCGACGGAGACGATCCGACCGAACGTGGGCGAGAACGGCCAGTTCGTCGACCCGCGCGTCGCCTATGAGCAGTGGGACTACCTAAAGGGCAAGGCCATCGCCGGATTCGCTCTCTGGCAGATGACCCTAGGCCGTCTTTCCCCGGGAAACATCGACGACATGGGGAGCATGGGGCGACCCTACCTCGATGCCTCCCGTGAGGTTTGGCGAAAGCTGACCATGACCGAGGAGGATCTCGTGATCCGCCGCCGCGAGCGTGCGCCCATGCGCACCGCCCACTTCCTCGAGGGAGCCACCGAGGAGGAGCTGGATAAGTACCGGGAACAGATCGAGGCCGACCAGACCCAGATCACCACCAACTTCTACTCCAACCGCAAGGGCAGCGTTCAAGCCGTCCAGGGCGATGCCAATCTCGACCAGATCGCCGACGTGGCCCACCTGCTGGACACCTTCTTTTCCGGCGCCCCGGCACCCAAAGGGCTGTTCGGCTACGTCTCCGACCTGAACCGCGACATCCTCGACGACCTGAAACAGGACTTCTTCGACGAACTGGACGCCCTACAGGACACGGTCGCCTGGGTATACGAACAGGGCTTCCGTCTCGACCTGCTGCTGCGCGGGATCAACCCGGACTCCTACGACTTCCGCGTGATCTTCTCCGAGCGCCTGACCGAGACCCTCAACCAGCGCGCCGACCGCGGCCTCAAGCTACAGGCACTAGGCGCCTCCCGTCGCACCACCTGGGAGACCGCCGGCCTCAACCCCGAGGAAGAGATCGAGCGCCTCGAGGACGAAGCCGACGCGGATTCTCCCTACCCGTCAGAGCACCAGATCGGCGGCAACGGCGGGACACCGTCACAGCCGCGCATTTCCATCACCCCTGGCAACCGCCGCAAGGGTGAGTCCGGCACCAGCGTTAGCAACTGATGCGCCTGATCGGAATGGATGCGGCTGCATGACCGAGGAATGGCACATGGGCATGCCCGATGCCATCGACAACCGCCGGCGTCGGTATGCCGAATGGATCGCCCGCATGGATGGGCGCGCCGCTCGCCGGAATGCTTTGCGGGATGTGCCGCTGCATGACCGGCCGCACGTGGAGCGGCTGGTGATCGAGATATTCGAGGAGAGACAGGCGCGATGACCACGAATGACCGCACTACCACCAAAGCGGCGATCAAGCGCGCCACCAAACAGGCGCAGACGCGCATGCGCTCGATGGATGCCGAGGCGCTCGCCGCCCTCGAATCGACCTATCGGCGTGCCGCCGACCATATCCGGGCGGACATCGATGCGGTGGCCGGCGGTGACACCGTGCGGCTTTCCTCGTTGCAGGCGTTGCTCCGGCAGGTGCGGGCCCGGCTCGGGGATCTCAAGGCCGGGCGTGACGAACTGCTGACCAACTCGCTCGGCGAGGCGGCCAACGTCGGTGCCGGCGTCTGGGCGGCGGCCGGTGCAGCGATCGCCACCCCGCTTGGCCAGGTAGCCGGGGACGCGGTCAATTTCGTGCGCAACTTCGTCGCCGAGGACGGCCTGCAACTGTCCGACCGGATCTGGCGGCTGGACCGGCACGCCGACCGGGCGGTGACCGAGGCGATCGAGCAGGCCGTCATCCAGGGCGATTCGGCCAGCCGCGCCGCGCAGGACTTCCTCGGCCGAGGCCAGGCGGTACCGGCAGACATCGCCAGCAAGATGGACATGGCCCAGGGCAGCCGCGTGCAGAAGCTCGCCGGCGACGCCCTGATGACCGGCAAGGGCGCGCCCTACGACAACGCCCGCCGCCTGTTCCGCACCGAGATCAACCGCGCCCACGGGGAGGCCTACAAGGCCGCGGCCTTCGAGCACCCGGAGGTGATCGGCACCCGATTCCTGCTCTCCCCGAACCACCCGAGACCCGACGTGTGCGACATGCATGCCAGCGTCGACCGCTACGGGCTGGGCCCGGGCGTGTACCCCAAGGGCAAGAGCCCGTGGCCGGCGCACCCCAACACGATGTCATTCGAGCAGCCGGTCTTTTCCAATGAAGTCGGAAATGCCGACGCCACCGACCGGATCGCCTGGCTCAAAGACCAGCCGGACGACGTGCAGGAATCCGTGCTGGGCAAGGGAAAGGCGCAACTGCTGCGAGACGGCACGCTCAACGAGAACGAAATCAACACACCCTGGAAGGTCCTGAAAAAGCGCTATGCAATCGACGACTGAACGCCAAGCCATCCCCTCCATCCGTCCGGAAGTCCGGTGCCCGCAGTGCAACCAGGTGCTGTTCGACGGGATCGTGATCAAGAGCCGGGTGCTCCGCGTGCTGCCGCGCGGGGCCGAGGCGAAGTGCCGATGCAAGACGTGGGTGCGCGTGCCGCTCACCTACAGCGATAACGGGAGATAACCCGTTGACTCGCCAGCACAATGCACTAAACTGAGTACCGATAACCAAATTCAGGCATAACGCCACACGGCGAGAAGCCCGCCACCCCTGCCCCGGGGTGCGCGGGCTTTTTGCGTTTCTGGAGACCAACATGCTCGGAAACCGCCGCATCCAGCTTTCCGCCCCCGGCCACCGTGGAAGCGGTACCGGGTCGGACACTCCCCGCTTCATCTCGGACCGCGTGGATGCGCGGCAACTCGCCGAGGGCAAGCGGATCACCGCGACCATCATCCGCGCCGGCACGTTCACCGATCCCCGCTACGGCACCTTCGAGGTATCCCGCGAGCTGCTCGAGACGTTCATCAAGAACTTCGATGCCGGCACCTACGGGCAGGAGATCGCGCTGGACATCGCTCACGAGCCCAACGAAGGCGCCGCCGGCTACTTCCGCCGCCTGTTCCTGGACGGGAACAAGCTGCGCGGCGAGATCGAGCTGACCGACTACGGCGTCGAGGCGATCAAGCGGCGCGGATTCCGGTACCTCTCCGCGGATTACGTGGAGAACTTCGTCGACAACGAGACCGGCGACTCACACGGGCCGCTGCTGCGAGGCGCTGGCCTCGTGGTTCGCCCGGCCATCAAGCGGCTGGACCCCATCCAGCTCGCGGAAACCGACACCCCGACCATCCTGTGCGGCCGAGCGGCCCGCATCCTGACTGAAGAGGCTGAGACAGTCATGAAAGAACATCTGAAGAAACTGCGCGCCAAGCTCGTGGCCAAGAAGCTCTCCGAGGGCGTGATCGAGCAGATCCTCGCGTCCGCCGAGGCGAACATGAAGCAACTGGGCGAGGACGAGAAGGCCCTTGCGGCCGCCGCCGCCCGGTTCGAGGATCTCGGCAAGCAACTCGCCGAGGAGATCGGCGACAAGCCGGCCACCCTCAATATCCAGCTGGGCGAGTCCGGCGAATCCGGCAAGCAGCTGACCGAGGACGACGTCGAGCGCATCCTCGCCGACCGTCAGGCGCAGGCGGAGAAGGAATCCAAGCAGCTGACCGAAACCAAGGCCGCCCGCGTCAAGACGTTCAACGAGGCGATCGACGGCGCCGAGGGTATCGACGAGGACACCAAGAAGGTCCTTCGCGAGGCCGAGGACCTGATCACCCCGGAGATGTCCGAGGCACAGGTCAAGAAGCTGGCCGACCGGCAGATCGCCCTGGGTAACCGCATGTCCACCTCCAGCCAGCTGGCCGGCATGGGTTACCACGTTGCCGGCAGCCCCTCGGTGAACACCGACGAGATCAACGGCGTCAAGCGCCTGCAGGAGTCGATCGACAACGGCCTGCGCGGTTCGGTCTCCGGCGCCAACGGCCGCCTGCGTCTCCCCGAGAAGGATTCGCCCTTCGTCCAGCGCGTACTGGCCGAATACGACCGCATGAACCACCGCAGCCTGGTGCTGGAAGAGCGCCTGCTGGCCGGTGGTGAGACCAACATCGGTGACACCAGCTTCCCGGCGGGCTTCACCCGCACCGTGATCCGCGAGGCCCTCTCGGATCTCAACATCCTGCAGCTGGTGCAGACCCTCACCGACCCGCAGGCCCAGGCCACCACCCAGGTGCCGTACGAAGAGCGCGACACCTCCTCGGTAACCAACGACGGCGTGGTCTTCGAGGGTCAGGGCATTCCGGGCGCGTCGATCGCGCAGAAGATGGACCTGGCCTACGTCCTGCCGCGCAAGCTGGCCATGCGTATCTCCAACGAGGTGATGCACTTCGCCCGCGCCAGCCGCATCAACTGGGACGCCTACGGCCGCAACGTCGAGTCCAATGCCCGCGTGATGCGCGAGCTGGTACACCGCGCCATCGCCAACGAGATGCAGCGCGCCTCGGACACCTACCTGGCACAGGACGTGGCCGACGAGGCCGTGGGCGGTCAGCTTGGCGGCTCGACCAGCATCATCAAGACGGCCGAGTTCCCGATCGTCCGCCCGCACCAGCAGTACGACATGCAGGGCAACGCGGTCGGCAGCGAGTCCAACCCGATCACCGTCACGGTCGACGGCACGCCGGCCCCGCGCTACGACGGCACCGGAAACCAGTCCGCCGGCACCTACTACCGGGTGACCAACTACAACCTGGGCTATATCCAGCTGGTCGACGAGACCGGCAGCCCGGTCACGCCCACCGCCACCGCGGCCACCGTGTCCTACAGCTACGCCACCAACGTGGTGAAGTTCGACATGGACAACGGCACCACCGACATCGACGTGCACCTCAACGGCCTGCTGCGCAAGATCGGCGCCCGCAAGGCGGTGCTCTCCGGTGACCGGATGGTCAACCCGGACTTCCTCCTGATGAGCCCGGTGCTCAACGACACCATCACCAACGCCGAGCAGTTCGCGGCCGAGCGCAAGCGTTCCGGCACCGACACGGACGGCATGGGCGATCTGGAGATGGTCAAGGGCCTGCCGGCCTTCGGCACCAACGCCCCGGGCATCGACCTCGGCGACGAGCGGATCGTCATGGGCGTGCGCGGCACCACCTCCTACACGGTGGCCAAGCCGTTCACCACCGGCCAGCCGTTCGAAGCGGTCGACTCCTCCGGCCGCCCGACCGGCCAGAAGGTGGCCTACGGCGAGGAGTACAGCGCCATCCACACCCCGGCCCCGATTCGGGAGCGCCTCACCTCGGTGATCGCCTACTCGGCCAGCAACCGCTGATCCAGACGGGCGGCCTGATGGCCGCCCTTGGATTTCACCAGGGGCATTAACCGAGAGGAGCAAACCATGGCCCAGATTCCCTACCACAACGATTCGGACAAGATCGTCCACATCGGCAACAAGTCGATCGCCCCGGGCGAGACCCGCCCCGTGGACGAAACCCTGCTCAACCGGCCGCGCAAGCCGGTGGACTTCAACGACCTCGACGCGGATCTGACGGAGGCTACCGGTCTCGGTGCGCTGCTCGACAAGTCCGTGAAGGACATCACCGCCGAGCTGGACAGCCTCAACGACGAGCAACTGGCCGAGCTGGAGCAGCTCGAGAAGGACGGCAAGAAGCGCACCAGCCTCGTCTCCGCGATTCAGCAGACGATGATGACCCGCGCGGCCAACCAGCTGAACGGCGAGGACGGCGACGAGTCGTCGGCTACCGATCAGCCGGCCGGTGGCGAGACCCAGACGGACGGCGAGAAGCCGGCCAACGACGAGGCAGGCCGCGATGAGTGAAGTGCTCTTCACCTCGACCCTGTTCACGCTGGTGATGGCCCTCGCGGCCGTCATCGGCGCTGTTTTCACGCTCCGCTGGCTTGATCGCCGAGCGGGGCACTCTTTCCGCGAAGCGATTGAGGTGCTGCGCCATGACCCGCTGGGCCTTGCCCTTTATCACGGTCTGCGTTTTCTGGGCGTCTGCCTGCTGGTCGGAATCCTCTTTTCCTGACCGGTACGACCCGACGATCCAGCAGGCGGCCGAGCAGTACCTGCCCGGCTACGACTGGCGGCTGTGGAAAGCGCAGCTGTTCCAGGAAAGCCGGCTGGACCCGTCGGCCGTCTCCCCGGTCGGGGCGCAGGGCGTCGCCCAGTTCATGCCGGGCACCTGGCAGGACGTGGCGCGCGAGCTCGACCTCGGGCACGTCTCCCCGCTGATGGCCCGCCCGGCGATCCTCGCCGGCGCGTACTACCAGGGCAAGCAGATCGCCTTCTGGAGCGCACCCCGACCGGCCGCCGACCGCTACAGCCTGGCGGCGGCCAGCTACAACGCCGGCGCCGGCAACATCCTGCAGGCCCAGCGCCGCTGTGACGGCGCCAACCGGTACCGGCTGGTCATCAAGTGCCTGCCGGGCGTGACCGGGCACCACGCCAAGGAGACCACCACCTACGTGCGGCGGATCTGGGGCTACTGGACGCAGATGGTGGTGGGGCCGTGAAGCGCGCGCTGCTAGGCGTCGGCATCCTCGCGGCGATGGTCGTCCTGCTCTGGGCGGCCTACAGCCTCGGGCAGTCGGCCGGCGAGAACGCCACCCGCGCCGACTGGAACGAGGAGCGGGCCCGGCTGGCCCAGCAGCACGTCGATGGGCTCAAACGGGCACTCGACCAGCAGGCCGAGTGGCAGGCAGAGAACCAGGCCATTGCCATCGCCTGGGCGAAACAGCAGCAACAGATCGAGGACGACTATGGGGATCTCCAAGAACGCGCCGCCGCCGAGGCTCCGGATCGTGCTGAGTGCCGCCCTACTCGCGGTGCTGTCCGGCTGCTCAACGATGCCGCCCGAGCCGGCCCCGGTGGTGATGAACTGCCCCCAGCCCCCCGGCTCACTCCTGACGAGGCCCGAGCCCCTGCCGACCTTGCCGAACCGGCCGTCTGGGGACACTGCATCGGCTGGGCCGCGCGATACGCCACCCTCGCCGCCCGCTTCAACCGACTGATCGACTGGCACGGGGAACACGATGAGCAGCAGTGAAGACGGCATTGTCCGCGCCCTCGAGGAGCGAGTGGAGAGCGTCCGCAACGAGGTCGCCGGCATTCGCGCCGACGTGAAGGACCTGGTTAGAGCTTTCCGCGACCTGGTGCGCGTGGACACCGACATGAAGGCCATCCGGTCTGGCCAGGGCCGCATGGGCGAGGAGCTGGACGACCACGAGCGCCGCATCCGTTCCCTCGAGCAGTTCCACCAGAGCCATGCCGCCGCCGACGCCCTGCGCTGGGGCATCTCCCGCTGGGCCGTTGTCGCCGTGATCGGCGGGGTAATGAGCGTCGCGAGCAGCACGCTCGTGGGCGTTTCCGTCTGGATGCTGACGACATGAGCGACATGAGCCGCACCAGCCTGACCACCGACCTGACCGCCTCCCTGCAGGACGCGGCCAACGTCTTCGACCCGGCCGACTTCGACCGCTTCGTCGACGTCGCCGCCGAGGCGCTCACGGACGTGCGCCCCCGGCTGGTTCGCACCTCCCTGACCGTCGAGGCCGGCACCGATCGTTATGCCGCCCCGGCGGATCTCGTCCGCGTTCACTCGTCGAGCTGGGCCACCCCGGACACCAAGCCGTGGGACCCGGCCTATACCGGCCGCCGCCCGCGCCTGTCCGCCGAGCACGACGGCAGCCAGCCGTGGGTGGTCTTCCGCCCGGCCCCGACCGTCGCCCAGGTCACACGCTACGGCGCCGCCTGCCCGGTCACCTACGTGGCGCAGCACGTGATCTCGGAAACGGCCGGCGACACCACCATCCGCGCCGCCGATCGTGGCCTGCTGATCCTGCGCGCCCAGGCCGAGGCCATGAAGGAAATGAGCCTGCGCAACATCGGCAAGCCGGTGCAGATGCGCGACGGCGTCACCCAGGGGCCGAAGAACGGCACCCCGGCGGCGCTCTACCAGCAACTGATGGACGAATTCGGGAGACGGGCATGACGATGCGGCTGAACTTCGAGATCCGTGACCGGCAGGCGCGCCGAGCCGTTGAACGCTCGCCGGCTGCCGTCCGTCGCCGGGCGGTGCGCGAGCTGGAGCGCGGTGCCATCGAGATCGCCCGGGAGGGCCGCCGCCGCGCACCCAAGGCCGAGAGCACGCTCACCAACTCCATCGGCCACCGCTTCACCGGCCCCATGACCATCGAGGTCGGCCCGACGGTTCGCCATGGTGACGTGATGGAGCTCGGCCGCGAGCCGGGCGGCCCGATGCCGCCGATCGAACCGCTGATCGACTGGATCCGCACCCGCCGGATCTCGCCCTACGACGAGGCCATGGACGAGCGGGATCTCGCGTTCGTCATCGCCCGCAGCATCCAGCAACACGGCACGCCGGCGCAGCCCTACATGCGTCCGGCACTCGACGCCAAGCGCGACCGCCTCACCGAGCTAGTACGCGCCGGCGTGCGTGACGGCATCAAGGAGGTGGGCCTGTGAGCACCATCGGCGTCTTCCTCAAGATCCTCGCGGACACCATGGCCGCCCAGGTACCGGGCCGGGTAGTAACTCGCTCCTACCAGGAGTTCGCCCGCCGCAAGCATTCCGACCTCGAGGCCGGCGTCTGGACGCTGCTCTGCGAGGGGCAGGCCCAGATCGAGCGCTACGCGGAGCACTTCGGCGCCGTGCTCGTCGGGCAGATCCAGCTGGGCGAGAAGGCCACCGGCGAGGAGATCGAGGAGGCCGAGCTCGCGATGATCGACGAGATGCGCGACTTCTGCGAGCGGGTCAAGGGCGTGCAGGTCCGCCCCGTGCGCTGGAAGCAGAGCATGCAGATCGATCACCCGTATGGCTGGGTGGCCGTGGATCTCGACTTCGGCCCCGTCGAGCTCACGCCCGACAGCCTCAAGGTGCTGGCCGACCTCAACTTGGTGCACGTGGACATGGACATCCCGCCGTTCACGCCGGAGCACCACCAGACGTGGGCCGAAGACGAGGACTACACCAACCCGCCGGACGCCCAGGACGACATCCAGACATAGGAGACGCCGCATGCAGACCATCAAGCTCAAGCCCCGCAAGGGCATCCGGGTACTCGACCCGGCCACCCGCAAGCCACTGCCCGAGCGCGGCGAGAAAGTCACGCTCACCACCTACTGGCGGCGCCGCCTGCGCGACGGCGACGTCGAGCAGGCCCAGCCGCCCCGCAAGCAGGAGAAATAAGCCATGCCGGACAACGTCAGCTTCAACGAGATCCCGGTCGACATCCGCACACCGGGCCAGTACATCGAGATCGACAACAGTCTCGCCGTTCAGGGCCTGCCCGGCATGCCGCGCAAGGTGCTGGTGCTCGGCCAGCGCCTCACCGGCGGCTCGGTCGACGCCGAAACCCCGGTGCAGGTGCTCGACGGCGAACAGGGCGAGGGCTTTTTCGGCCGCGGCTCGCAGATCGCCGGCATGCTCAAGGCCCTGCGCGCGGTCAACCGCACTTCCGAGGTGTGGGCCGTCGCCCTGGATGACGACGCCGCTGCCGCCGCCGCCACCGGCAAGATCACCGTGACCGGCACGGCCACCGCCTCCGGCACGCTGGCGCTCTACATCGCCGGCCACCGGGTGCGTGTGGGCGTCACCGCCGCGGACCAGCAGGACGCGATCACCCAGGCCGTGGTCGACGCCATCAACGCGAAGACCGACCTGCCGGTAACCGCCGCCGTCAACGCCACCAACACCAACGAGGTGGACATCACCGCGCGCAACGCCGGCGAGGCGGGCAACGACATCGACATCCGCGCCAACTACTACCAGGGCGAATCCCTGCCGGGCGGCGTGACCCTGGCCATAACCGACATGGACAGCGGCACCGCCAACCCGGATATTTCCCTGGCACTGGCCGCGATCGGCGATACCCAGTACTACACCATCGTCAGCGGCTGGACCGACGACGCCAACATGACGGCGCTGGAGACCGAGCTGCAGGACCGCTGGGGGCCGCTGGAGCAGAAGACCGGCCACGTCTTCACCGGTCTCGCCGGCACGCACGCCGAGCTGGGCACCTGGAGCGACGGTCGCAACAGCCCGCACGTCACCACCATGGGCGCCGCTGATGCCCCCAACCCGCCGTGGATCTGGGCGGCGGCGCTGGCCGGCGTGGTCGAGTACCACGGCGCGATCGACCCGGCCCGCCCGTTCCAGACGCTGGCGATCGACGGCCTGCTGCCCCCGCCGCCGGCCTCCCGGTTTACCCGCGAGGAACGCGACCTGCTGCTGCACGACGGCATCGCCACCTTCACTGTCGACGACGGCGGCCGGGTGCTGATCGAGCGGGTGATCACCAACTACCAGACCAACGCCGCCGGCATCGAGGACATCAGCTACCTCGACCTGAACACCAAGTGGACGGTGGATTACGTGCGCTACGCCACCCGGGCGCGCATCGCCATGCGCTACCCGCGCCACAAGCTGGCCGACGATGGCACCGCCTTCGCGCCGGGTCAGGCCGTGGTCACGCCCAACGTGATCCGTGCCGAACTGCTGGGCCTGTTCCGGGACCTCGAACAAGCCGGCCTGGTCGAGAACTTCGACCAGTTCAAGGAAGACCTGCTGGTCGTGCGTAGCAGCTCCGATCCGAACCGGATCAACACGGTGATGCCGCCGGACCTGATCAACCAGTTCCGCGTCTTCGCCGCCGCCGTTCAATTCCGCCTGTAACCGAGGAGACTGACCCATGGGACAAGTAACCGGCCGCGCCTTCATCAAGGTCAACGGCACCGACATGCGCTCCAAGGAGGGCGCAACCCTCAACCCCGGCGGCGTCTCCCGGGAAGCCGCCATGTCCGACCGCGGCGTGGATGGCTACTCGGAAAGCCCGGTGGCGCCGACCATCCAGTGCAGCATCAACCACACCGCCGACATCTCCCTGACCGACCTGGGGCAGATCACGGATGCCTCCATCGTCTTCGAGACCGACACCGGCAAGACGTACCTGCTGCGCAACGCGTGGATCGACGGCCCGGCCGAGCTCAACGGTAGCGAGGTCAGCCTCAACTTCACCGGCATGACCTGTGAGGAGGTCTCCTGATGGCAACCATCGAGACCGAACTGAGCACCGGCCTGAAGCTCGACGGCGAGCCCCAGCGGCACGCCATCCTGCGGGACGCCACCGCCGGCGACATCATCGAGGCCAACGCCGAGTCCGAGAAGCTGGTCGCCACCCCGGACGGCTACCAGCTGCTCTCCAGCCCGACGATGGTCGCCGCGCTGGTGCTGGGCAAGCAGGTCAAGTCGATCGGGGAGATCCCCGGGCCGCTCTCGCTCCGGCAGATAAAGATGCTCACCCCAGAGGACTACCACCTCCTGCAGACCGACGCGCAGAAACTGGAGGTTGCGTCCGCCGAGGTGGCGCAGCGGGGGCGAGCTGATGCGGGCGGCGGCGACGTTCACCAAGGCGATCGCCCGCCTGGGGACGCAGGTTAACTGGCCACGCGCCGAGCTGCTCGCCATGACCGAGCGGGAGATCGTCGCCACCCTGAGGGCACTCAATGAGTGACGCGAACGCCAATATCATCCTGTCGATGTCGGGGGATCTCGACCGGCAGGCTCGTCGGTACTCCCGGTCCCTGCAGCATTTCTCGCGGCAGGGGCGACGGGACCTGTCCGCGCTGTCCCGGGCGACCACGTCGCTGGGCCGGGGCATGGACATGCTCGGCAGCCGCTACACCGGGATGATTGTCGGCGCCGGCGTGGCCTACAAGAGCGTCCAGGCCGGCATCAACTCCGCGAAAATCGACAAGCGGCTGATCCAGATCCGCCAGACCGCCGGGGCCACCCGCGAGATGGCCAACCGCCTGCGGCAGGATCTGCACGACATGAGCGAGGAGACCGGCCAGTCGTTCGACTCCCTGCTCAACGGCTTCAACCAGCTGATCCAGGCAGGCATGACGTGGGATCAGTCGCTGACCACCATCAAGGCGATCAACCCGGCCATGGCCGTCACCGGTTCCCGGGCGGAGATCCTGGCCAACTCGCTGACCGTCGCCGGCGAGGCCTTCGACTTCGACCTATCGCAGCCGCGCAAGGCCGTCGAGCTGATCGACCAGATGACCGTCGCCGGCCGCCTGGGCAATGCCGAGCTCGAGGACCTGTCCAATATCTTCGCCCGCGTCGGCGTCAACGCGAAGACAGCGGGCCTGTCGTTCGAGGACACGTTGGGCTTCATCGAGCAGCTCTCGATGATCGAGAAGAACCCCGAGCGGCTGGCCACCCTGGCCGACTCCACCCTGCGTCTGTTCACCAACCAGAAGTACCTGCAGAACGCGGCCAAGGCCACCGGAGTGAACTTCTACGATGCCGAGGGCGAGCGCCGCGCCGCCTTCGACGTGCTGGACGACATCGCCAAGCGCTACCAGTCGCTCGACAGCGACATCAACCGCGACAAGGCCATCGAGGCCGCATTCGGCAAGTCCGACCAGGACACCATCCGTGGCCTGCGTGCCCTGCTCTCCGGTGACGCGATCCCCCGGGCGCGCAAGATGAGCGAGGAGATCGGCGCCAGCGCCGGCACCATCAGCCGCGGCCTCGAGGACGCGCTCGAAAACTCCGTCGACCAGGTCGGCCGGCTCAAGAACGCCCTTGGCGAAGCGGCCGACGAGTTCGCCCAGCCGATCAACGACACCATCGAGAACGCGATCAAGTACCTGCTCGACGAGCAGAAGCTGAGCGGAAAGGAACTGATGGCCGGGGGCGCCTTGGGTGCGGCGGGCATCTTCGCCGGGCTGAAGCTGGGCGGTGCCGGCATGAAAAGGCTTGGCGGGAAGCTGGGCGGGCTCGGAGGCGGTGTCGCTGCCGGCAAGGCCCTCGAGGAAGCCGCCGGCGTGCAGCCCGTGTACGTGGTCAACATGCCGGGTGGCGGCCTTGGCGGAGGCATGGGCCCCGCCGGGAAGGTGCCCGGGAAAACCCGCAACCCGATCAAGTACCGGACACCAAGCCGATGGCGAATGCTCCGGGCGGCGCCGAACATGAGAACCATCGGCGCCATGGGTGCCGGCGCGACCGGCATGGCGGGGCTATCGGTAGCCGGCGCGGGACTCGCTGGATACGGGGCCGCCTCGCTGATTTCCGACAACCTACTGACCGACCAGGGCGCTCTCGGCACGGACACCGGGCGGAAGATCGGCGACGCGATCGGCGAAGGCATCGCCCGCACGCTCGCCTTCTTCGGCAACGACGAGGCCCAGCGCGCCGTGGCCATCAACGAGGGCGCCGGGAACCAGCAGACCATGAAGGGTGACCTGCGCATCAAGATTGACCAGGAAGGCCGCGCCCGGGTGCAGAACGTCAGTGCTGAAAACCTCGATATCGACATCGACTCGGGTATGACGCTCGCGCCGTGAAGGGTCAGAAGAAGATCCACGCCACGACAACTAGCAGCGCCACAGGAATAAGCACGGCCCAAGGAAGGCTGTAGCCGTCGGGTTCCTCCTCGGCATCCTCGTTGTCAACGCCGGCGATCTCATCGGGGAACACCGTTTCAAGCCAGCACTTGCACTCTGGCCCGCAAGGGACATCGGCCAGCCTGCCAATCTCGTCAGGTCGATAGTTGTAACGGGCATGCTTGCGGCATTTCGCCGGCCATCGATCGTCGTCCGGTCCGATCAACCGCACAAAAACCGGGTCGGGATGCCAGTTCTCAGCGACCTCCTGGGCCTCATATCGAAGCCTGGAGCGAACGAAAGGCATCGGGTCACCGCCTTCCAGCTTGCGGAGCCTGGCCATGTAACCGGCCGCACCCTTCTTGTCGAACGCTGATGCATCGCTAGCCAGAATAGCGGCCAGGGTGTTCTTCGCTATCACCTTTGCTGGCGCACCAGGCATCCGCTTTCGTTCGGCCTCGAATTGGGGCTCGAAACCATCAACCATTCGCCGCCAATAATCCTCGGCACGGTGCTCCCCCCACTGCGCATCCACCCGCTCGGCCTCTTCCTCTGTCATCAGCTCCTTCGGGCGACTGTAGTCACAGCATCGATGCTTGAGATAGATCGTCTCGCGGCAGTGTGGGCACTTCATGCGCCGCACCGGGCGTTTGTCGAGGACAACCCCGCAATAGGGGCAGGCTCGGTCCATCGGATCGTGTTCGGTCATCATCTCGTCCCTGTGTTTATCTGCCGGCACAACCATACATGCCACGCCGTTTCGCTAGGTTGGTGACGCGGCCACCCCGGGTGCTATACTCCGCGATAACAACGATTTAGGCGTAACGCACCAGCGAAAAGCCGTCACCCTGCCCCGATTCCGGGCGCCAGGGTGGCGGCTTTTCTGCGTTTGGAGGGGTGGATGAGCTGGCGAGAGCAGCTGCAACAGGCGTCGTTCGCGGGCGTGCCGTTCGCCACCCGGTCGGTTTCCGGGAGTGGCGGCCGGCGGGTGGCGCTGCACGAGTACCCGAACCGGGACGAACCCTACGCCGAGGATCTGGGCCGCAAGGCGCGGCGTATCTCGGTGGAGGCGTTCGTCCTGGGGGCGGACTACATGGCGGCGCGCGACCGGCTGATGGACGCGCTCGATGCCGGCGCCGGCACGCTGATCCACCCGTATCGCGGCCAGATGCGCTGCACCGGGCGCGACTACCAGGTGCGCGAGACCACCCGCGAGGGTGGCATGGCCACCTTCACCATCGAGTTCATCGAGGCGGGCCAGGCGGAGTACCCCGGCGAGAGCCCGGCCACCGGCGAGCAGGTGAACGCCCGCGCCGATGCGCTGGCCGAGGCGGCCACGCAGGACTTCGCCCGGACGTTCTCGGTGGATGGCCAGCCGCAGTACTTCGTCAGTGCCGTGCAGACGGAGACCAGCCGGGTGTTGAGCGAGATCACCCGGCATGCCACCGCGATCGCCGGGCTGGTCGACGACCCGGCCGCGATGGCCGCCTACCTGCTCGACGAGGTGCTGGGCTACCCGTCGGCCACCACCGCGCTGAATGCGGTGCGGCAGTTCCAGCGCCTGTTCTCCGCCGGCGATGACGCGCCCAGCGTACCCACGACCACCGCCAACCGGCGCCGACAGGCGCGCAACGTGGCGGCGGTGCACGCACTGACGCGCCGCGCGGCGCTGGTGGGGGCGGCAAAGCAGGCCGCCCAGGCGGACTACGCCTCCCGCGCGGATGCCAACCGCGCCGCCAACACCATCCTCGACGAGATCGACGATCAGCAGGAAGCGACTGACCCGGTCAACGGCGATCCGATAGACGACACGGTCTACCAGTCGCTGGCCACCCTGCGCGCCGCCGTGGCCGAGGATCTGCGCGTGCGCGGCGCCCGGGTGCCGCGATTGAAGCGCGTCCAGCCGCGCAGCACCACCCCGGCGCTGGCACTGGCGCACCAGATCTACGGCGATGCCACCCGCGAGACGGAGATCGTGGCGCGCAACGGCATCCACCACCCCGGCTTTGTCGTCGGTGGCCAGACGCTGGAGGTGCTCGATGCCTGACGAGATTCGCCTGCAGGTCGACGGACGCCGCTACGGCGGCTGGAAGACGGTGACGGTGACCCGCTCGCTGGAGAGCGTGGCGCATACGTTCGAGGTCTCGCTCACGGAGAAATGGCCGGGCTCGGAGACGCGCCGCCCGATCCGCGCCGGGGCGCCGTGCCGCGTGCTGCTCAACGACCGGGCCATCATCACCGGCTACATCGACGACGTGGAACCCAGCTACGACGGCAGCAGCCACGGCGTGACCATCAGCGGCCGGAGCAAGGCCGGCGACCTGGTCGACTGCTCGCTGGCAGGCGTTGGCGGCAAGGGCCTGGAATGGTCCGGGCAGACGCTGTTTCAGATCGCGCGGGATCTCGCCGGGCGCTTCGGCATCGAGGTGACGGCCGCCACGGACGTGGGCGGTACGTTCCGCAAGGAGCGCCTCGAGCCGGAACAGACGATCTGGGAATTCCTCGAACGCCTCGCCCGCATCCGCGCCGTGCGCTTTGTCTCCGATGCCGACGGCAACCTGGTGATCATCCGCGCCGGTGGTGCGCGCGTTGGCCCGGCGCTGATCCTTGGGGAGACCATCCGCGAGGCCGCCGGCAAGGCCAGCATGCGCGACCGCTTCTCCCGCTACACCGTGCTCGCCCAGGGCAACGGCAGCGACACCTTCAGCGGGGACGCCGCGGCGCATGCCCGCGGCGAGGCAACGGACGACCGCGTCGCCCGCTTCCGCCCTACCTCCATGATCGCCGACGGCCCGGCCGACACGGCCGACTGCCAACGGCGCGCCCAGTGGCAGCGCAACGTGGCGTGGGGGCGATCGCAGCAGGCCACCTACACCGTCACCGGCTGGCAAAACGATTCCGGGCCGTGGTCGCCCAACGCGCTGGTACCGGTGCGCGACGAGTGGCTGGGCATCAACGCCGACCGGCTGATCTCGTCGGTGACGTTCAAGCAGGACGAGCAAGGCCAGCGCAGCAAGCTGGCCGTGATGCCGGCGGAGGCCTTCGACCTGGTACCGCTGCCCGAAGACGACGAGGGCGAGAGCGAGGACACCATGATCTGGACGCAGGGGAGCGACTCGTGAGCGTGCGCGGTACCTCCCGGCTGATGGCCCCGCTAAAGCGCCGCCTGCGCGTGCTGTTCACCCGTGGCGTGGTGCGGCTGATCGAGCCCGCCACCCTGATGCAGAGCGTGCAGGTCGAGGGGCTGGCCGGCGAGCTGATGAGCGGCGTGGAGCACTTCGAGGCCTACGGCCTGACCGCGCACCCGCACCCCGGCGCCGAGGCACTGCTGGCCGCGTTGGGCGGCGACCGCTCCCACACCGTGGCCGTGACCGTCGCCGATCGACGCTACCGCCTGACGAATCTCGCGCCGGGCGAGGTGGCCCTCTACGACGACAAGGGCAACGTAGTCCACCTGATGCGCGACAAGGTGAAGGTGACCGCCGTTGACCACCTCGAGGCCACCGCCCCGACGACGCTCATCACCAGCGAGGTGACCATCGACGGCAACCTCAAGGTGAAAGGCGACATCACCGACCGTTACGCCACCACCGGCACCACGCTCGAGCACGTGCGCAGCACCTACGACAGCCACACCCACGACGAGAACGACGGCGGCTCGACCAGCACGCCGAACCAGAGCATGTAGCGATGACCGACCTGGCACTCACATTCGGCAGCAACGGGCGCGACTTCGACGTGATCCAGCAGGGCGCGGATCTCGCCACCGAGGACGGCCTGCGCAGCGCGGTGCTGGTGAGCCTGTTCACCGATCGTCGGGCGGCCGAGGACGACGCCATGCCCGACGGCACCGACGACCGGCGCGGCTCCTGGCAGGACAGCTACCTCGACCGGCAAAACGACCGGCAGGGCTCGCGGCTGTGGCTGCTGGCGCGCGCCAAGCAGACCGACGAGACCGCCACCCGCGCCCGAGAATACGCCGAAGAGGCGATCGCCTGGCTGATCGAGGACGGCATCGCCACGGCCGTGCAGGTCACCGCCGAATGGATCCGCCGGGGGCTGTTGCAGATGCGCATCCGCATCACGCTTGCCGACGGCAGCCCGTTTTCTGATGTCTTCACCTACGCCACGGAGACCGCCTGATGCCCTTCGCCCGCCCTTCCCTGCCAAACCTGATCGACCGGATCCGCACCGACATCGAGACGCGGCTGCCCGGTACCGATCCGCGGCTGCGCCGCTCCATCCTCGGGGCCGTCGGCCGGGCGGTCGCCGGCGAGATGCACGGCCTGTACGGCTTTCTCGACTGGATGAGCCGGCAGATCATCCCGGACACCGCCGAGGGCGCGATCCTCGAGCGCCATGCCGACTGGTGGCGCGTGACCCGCAACCCGGCCGCGCCGGCCACCGGCAGCGTGAGCTTTACCGGCAGCGATGGCGCGATCATCCCGGCCGGCACCACCGTCCAGCGATCCGACGGCGCCGAGTACACCACCGACGCCGAGGCCACTATCGACAGCGGAACGGCCACGGCCGGCGTGACGGCCAGCACCGCCGGGCAGGACGGCAACGCGGTGGCCGGCGTCTCCCTGCAGCTGACCTCGCCGATCAGCGGCGTGCAGTCCAGCGCCACGGTGACCAGCGGTGGCCTGACCGGCGGGGCCGACGAGGAAGACGACGACGCCCTGCGCGAACGGCTGCGCCAACGGGTGCAGCAGCCGCCCCAGGGCGGCGCGGTCACCGACTACGAGCAGTGGGCCCTCGAGGTGGAGGGCGTCACGCGGGTGTGGGTGATGCCGCTCTGGAATGGCTCGTCCACCGTGGGCGTCTACTTCACCCGGGACGACGATGCCGAGATCATCCCGGACGCCGCCGAGGTGCAGGCCGTGCAGGACTACATCGACGCGCGCCGCCCCGTCACGGCGGACGTGACCGCCTACGCGCCCACCGAGGCGCCGCAGGACATGATCATCCAGCTCGCCCCCAACGACAGCACCACCCAGGCGGCCGTCGAGGCGGATCTCTCCGACCTGTTCCGGCGTGAGGCGAATGTCGAGGACGGCAACGGCTCGGGCACCATCCTCGTCAGTCACATCCGCGAGGCCATCAGCATCGCCACCGGCGAGACCGATCACGTCCTGGTCTCCCCGACCGACGACATCACCCTCAACCCCGGTGAGCTGGCCACGCTGGGCGCCATCACCTGGCAGGCGATCCCGTAATGCGTAGCGGTGCCGACTACCAGGCCCAGCTGCTCGCCCTGCTCCCGCGCGGCGCGCTGTGGGATGCCCTGCGCGAGCCGGGCACCACCGCCGAGCGCCTCACCGCCGCGCTGGCCGAGGAGCCGGCCCGCCTCGACGGCCGGACGCTGGCCCTGCTCGACGAGCTCGATCCGCGCAGCGTGGTGGAAATGCTCGAGGACTGGGAGCGCTGGGCCGGGCTGCCGGACAGCTGCTCCGGCCTGGGCGCGACGATCGCCCAGCGCCGCGAGGATCTGCTCGCCCGCCTGACCAACACCGGCGGCCAGAGCCGCAGCTACTTCATCGGCGTGGCCGAACGGCTCGGCTTTCCGGACGCGACGATCGTCGAGTACGACCCGCACACCGTCGAGGCCACCGTCGACGCGCCCATCTACAGCGAGGACTGGGCCCACGCCTGGACGATCCGAGCACCCACCCCACCGATCGACCAGTTCAACGCCGACTCGTCCGTCGACGAATCACTCGGCGAGGCCGCACCGACCACCCGGCTCGAGTGCGTCATCAACCGACTCAAGCCAGCGCACACCGTCGCGCTGTTCGAATACACCTAAGCGGAGGATCCCCATGGAGACGCGCAATTACCTGGCCAACGCCGCCGGCTCGCCGCCACCGAAACCCAGCAGCCCGAGCAACGGCTACCCACAGTCCGCCACCCCGGGCGTCAACGAGGCCACCACGCCGGGGCCGTTCTGGTTCTACAAGGTCGGCGAGGAGTTGCGGAAGGTCATCACCCAGGCCGGGATAACGCCCAGCGACGACAACCTCGGGCAGATGCTGGCCGCGCTGCAGGGGCTCGGTCTGCAGGATGCGGCCGAGAGCAAGAAGGGCGTTCTGGAGATTGCCACGGCCGCCGAGGCGCAGGCATTCACCGCGAACAAGGCGATTGATGGGGCCAAGCTGGGCGCTGCAATGCAGGGTCCAAACCAAAACATCGCCAGCACTGGATATCAAAAACTACCTGGCGGACTGATCATTCAGTGGGGAGTCACAAGCAACATTAACTCCGGTTCAAGTGCAAACGTAACTTTCCCCGTGGCATTTCCAAACACCGTTCTTTCAGCCGTCTGCTCCGCGACCGGCTCCTCAGTTTCTTCCGCAGCTTGCGAGATGGCCACCTCGAGTGGCGGGGCAACAAATATGATCATTTACAACTGGTCCAGCAGCCGAAATGCCCCGGCTCGGTGGGTTGCTATTGGCTATTAAATTAGGAGACATTCATGTTTTACAGCGCAAAAACCGGCGGTTTCTACGAAAAAAAAATTCACGGAAACAACGTGCCTAAAGATGCGGTCGAAATTTCCAATGATGAACACATGGCGCTGCTCGAAGGGCAAGCATCCGGGATGCTGATCGTCCCTGACGTCGGCGGATACCCGCTCCTGCAGGATCCACCGCCTCCGACGATAGACCAGCTCGCCGCAGACAAGCTCGACGACCTCGAACAGGGCCTGCAATCGGAACTCGCCGGCGGAATGGCCTACACCATGCCGGACGGCACGGCCGAGGTGGTTCAGACACGGCCGCAGGACGAGCCAAACCTGCTTGGCCTGGCCATCGAGGCGCGGGATCTGCGCGATGCCGGCGAGACCGGCGCGGTGCTGCAGCTGCGGGCGCAGTCGAACGTCGTCTATTCGCTCACTCCCCAGCAGATGATCGACCTGACCGACGCAGCCAAGTCGTTCAAGAAGCAGTGGCTGGCGCACAGCTGGGCCAAGAAGGACGCCGTGCGCACCGCGCTGGCCAACGACGACCGGGCCGGCATCGAGGCAGTGACGTGGTAGGCGCGACCGTCGTCGTCCTGACCGTGCTCGCCGGTGCGGCGATCGGCGCTGTGCTCCACCGGTACCGTGGCGGGGGCATCCGGGTGATCCCGCGCTTCCCAGGGCGCAGCCTGTGGGGTGCGGCGCTGGCGTTCGGTGCACTGGCGTGGTGGGTGCTGGGTCCGCTGATCGGTGCGGCGCTGTTCCTCGCCTACCTGGGCGGCAGCGTGTCCGGCTGGGGATCGTGGTTCGACCTGGGGCGCAAGCGCGACGGCTGGTCCGACTCGCCGGAAGTGCCGTGGATCGACGAGGCGTTGCTGCACCTGTTCGGCCCCGAGTGGGCCACGGATGCCGCGCGCATCCACCCCGTGCGCCGCTTCCACGGCGATGCCGTCTACCACGAGGGCGGCGTGAGGCCGGCATGGTGGCGATGGTCGCGCGACTTCACCGGCCTGTTCCTGCGAGGCTGGCACTACTGGCCGATGTTCTGGGTGCTGCCGCTGGCCGGTCAGTCCGGCACCGCGCTGGCCATCGGCAGTGCGGCCGTGGCGTTGTTCGCGCCCGCCTACTGGCTGGCCTACCGGGTCGGCGCCGGCACGGGGCTGGCCGAGTGGATCGTCGGCGGGATCTTTGGCGCGGGGCTCGCCGCGCAGTGGGCCGCTCAGTGGGTGGTTGCCTAGCACCGAGCCGCCCGACAGCGCATCGGCACCTTCATCAACGCCGAGACGTGAAAAGGCCGCGCACCCGCAGGGTGGCGGCCTTTTTCGTAGGCGTGGGAAATTACACCACAGGCATGGTGCACGTACCTCGGGGAATCATGGCGAGACTGATTCGGACGCAACCGATGGAGCCAAGCCATGACCACCACCCGCATTCACGCCCACCTCTGGAATCGCCCGGGAGACGCCGGCGCGTCACTGACGATCGAGACCATCCGCGAACCGGACACCGGGATCCGGCCGCGATTTGCATGCCACCGGGTCACAAGGCGGCTAACTGACCCGCCGGCGCGTGACCGGGGCCGGTCCCCGGGTGATCCTCATGGTGAACACACGCCAGAGGAAAACCCGATGCGACTGGATCTCCGATTCTCGATGGAATTCGCCAAGCCGGAATGGCTGGTCACCGCCCTACTCGCGATCCGCGAGGCGATCGACCGGCTGCTGGACGAGGACGATTCGACCCCGCCGGACGACGAGGACGAGGAGTGAGGTCAGGAGGACGGGATGCGCCCCGGCTCGGCGCGCACGCGCTGCACCGTCTCCGTTGCCGGGTCATAGGTGCAGGAGTACCGCTGCCGCACCCACGCGCCCTGGTCGTTCTGGAACTGCACCCGGTCGCCGAAGTACATCACCGTGCCGGTCGCCTCGTCGGCCCACTTGAACTTGCTGAACTCGTCGAGCAGGAACTCGTCGTCCCATCGCACATCGATGCGCGCGAGGTTCTCGATCTCCGGCCGGCAGACGCGCTCAGCCTTGGCCTGGTGTTCCTCGGCCCAGCAGCGCAGGTCCGGGCGGCAGGCCGCATCCTCGCTCTCGCCCTTGGAGGTGGCGTTGATCACCGCGGCCAGAAGCGTGCCGCCGATCAGCATGGCAATGAAGCCGCCGCCGATCGTGACGATCCAGCTATCGGTCCACCGGCGGATGACCCACCCGGCGACCACCCACACGGCGAGGAACTCCAGCAGCAGGATGATGACGTGCATGCGCTATCTCCCGGCCCGGCGCGTTACTGGTGGTAACCCAAATATCCCATGGCGCTATCGAGCCCTTGGAAGAGACTCCTGGCCTTCTCTGGGGAGAGGATCGATTCGGCTACGTTGCCCTCCGGGTCGGTGTGGCGCAGGTAGATCTCGTGCGCCCCGGAAAATCGCGAGACGAACACCTCCACGGTGTTCTTCGCACCGTCTTCGCGCTTCACGTGGGTATCAACGTTCGGCAGGTCTTCCTCGAAATAGAAGGTGGTGCCCATTGGTTCGACTCCTTTCGTTGGTGGGACTAGATCCCGATCTGGTTCTTGATAAGCCCGACGGCCATCTGCTTGACGATCTCGAACGTCATGCCGCCGCCCTGCTCTGCGATCGTGGCGCGGGTCTGTTTCCAGATAGACGCATCCCGCACGGACTCCAGCAGGTCGTGCCCGTCCCAGGTCAGGCGATCGACATAGAATTCGGTGGGGAAATTCGAGCGCGGGCCGGGGATGCTGGCGAGGATCAGGCCTGCTTCATTCAGCAGCTCGACGTGGTGCCCGATTTCGTAGTGTCGGCCGTTGTAGAAGTCTTCCAGGGTGAGCACCTTCCCGGGTTCGAGATCCTCGACCCTCAGAAGGATCTCCCGAATCGTGTCCCAGTCCCGCTTCATTTCCCGCTCCGTTCCTCACCGGTGACTGAATCCACCGCATCCGTCATGCCCTCGACGTAGGCCTTGACCCGCTCCTGCAGCTCCGGGGAGAGCACGCGCATCATGTCGGTAACGTCCTGCACGGTGGGCGGGTCCTCCACCGTGGAATATGGGCTGTGCAGGTCCAGCTCCGAGACGCGACCCGGGTTGGTCCGTTTCAGGAGCGGCTCGGGGCCGTCCAGCAGTTGCCAGGTGCCGACGCGGCCGGCGGCGATGTCGGCGGTCTGCTGGCGCGTGAGGCGGTTGGGATGGACGTACCCGTCTCGCTCGAAGTGCCACCCGGTGACCGCGGCCAGGGTGGCGTTGCCTATGGGGCCGGCGATCACTTCGATGGCGGTGTAGGGGACGGCGTCGTCGCCCTCCCCTATCTCGGCACCCTGGCTAAGGACCAGGGCTCGCAGGCCGCCCGGATCGGAGACGGGGTAGAGGTCTTCCCAGTCCTCGTCCATCAGGGCATGCAGGTGCTCGACGATCGCGGCGTCGCTTTCCAGGCGGGTGACCATGAACGGCTCACCTACCCCATCCAGCAACCATGACAGCGAAGCATTCTCTGCTCGGCATAGGGGGGTCACTGTGCTGGCCTTTGGCTGAGCGCCGCCCATAACTCGAGCAATCGTGCCCTTCGTCATCCCGCGCGACATGAGCCACGGGTAGATCGTCCGCCCATGGCTTAGCCATTCCAAGCGTTCAGCTACCCCCATTTGCGCGCACCTGGTTCAATAAGTGGAACTCCCTTGTTGACTAGTTCCGTTTTCTGAACTAGATTCACAGTCGTAAACACACGCAAGGACTTTACCACGATGAAGAATCCAGCCCCCGACAAGCACAAGGTCACCATCGCGACCCGCATGCAGCGGGAAGAGCGCGACGCGATCCGCGCCATCGCGATCCGCGAGGACCGCACCATCAGCCAGCAGGTGGCCCGCCTACTTCGCGCCGGGATGAAGGCCGAAGGCGTCGCCATCCCCGGCGACCACAAGCCAGCCCTGAGCCAGCCGGAGGTGTCCGCATGAACAAGGTGGTCACGAAAATGGAACTGGAGTTCGCCGGCGTGGTGCTGCCGGTAACGCAGTGCGAGGACGGCCGGGACGTGGTCCCGCTCAAGCCGATCGTGGATGCGTTCGGGATGGACTGGAAGACACAGAAGGCAAAAGTGAAGTCTGTGGCCATGTCGAAGCGACTCGGAACCTGCATTTCGGGGGGGGATATCCCCCCCCTTAAACGGCAGACCACCTGCATCCGACTCGATCGAGTCGTTGCATTCCTGAACTCTATTTCGCCGGATTCGGTACGCGCCGGCGGCAACGAGGACGGTGCGGATTTCCTCGAGCGCAAGCAGGCCGAGTGGGACGACGTGCTGCACGAGTACGAGCGGACGGTCGGCATGTTCGCCGATGCCCACCAGCGCCAGCAGGTGGACCGTCGCCGGTCGCTGGCCGACTACCTGGCCATCAGCCGGGAGCTGCGCCTGACCGAGGACAAGGAGGACCGGGACGAACTCAAGCGCCTCAAGGCGCAGGAGGCCGCCCGGCTTGGCATCCCGTATCAGATGGAACTGACCGGAACGTGATGTAGGTGCGCTCGGGGGAGCGGCAACTCCCGTCGAGCGCGATTGAGGTACTGGCTTGGTCACCTTTTTCCCTCGCGGCGAATCCTAACGATTCGTGGCAAGGGTAGCCAGCACCTCGTCACCCGTCACCGTGAACGGAAACGAGGGACTCACTGATGCCCGATTTCGAGCATTCCGATCTGGACGCCGCGAAGTACGCGGTGGTCCACGACTACCCCGGCGGAGCCAGGGCGCTTGCGCCACTGGTCGGCAAGTCGCCGGCGGTTCTCTCCAACAAGGTCAACCCGACGCTGGACACGCATCACCTCTCGGTCGACGAGGCGGTGACGATCCAGGCGGTGGCCCGCGACTACCGCATTCTCCAGGCCGAGGCCCGCGTGCTGGGGCACGTGTGCATCCCCATGCCGGCCAACCTTCCCTGCTCCGACGTGGAGATTCTGAAGGCCTACGCGGACTGGACGGCGGACATCGGGGAGACGGCCCAGGCCATCAAGGCGGCATTGGAAGACCCGCACGTCTCCCGCGAGCGGCTCCGTGAGATCAAGCGCGAGATCTACGAGGACAGCCAGCGGGCGCTGGTGCTCTTCGCGCGTCTCGAACAGATCTCGGAGGGCTGACCCATGCAATCCATCCGCCCGCTCGACCCCGAACTCGCCCGCTGCCACTGGCCGCACATCGACCTGTGGATTCAGCCGGGGCGGGCCGTGACTCTCGGCCGCCACGTCCTGATGACGCTGTTCTGCGATCGGCTGGACAACGGCACCCGCGAGTACCACCTGAGCATCGAGCGTTGCACCGGCACCGAGCAGGTCGCCCTGCTGCCCGGCGTGCCCGTCTCCCTGCTCGACATCGACACCGCGATCTGCCGCATGGGCACCGACCCCAAATGCGGGGCCGTCCGGCTGCGGTTCTTCGAAGCGCGCCATGCCGCGCTGCACCTGCACTGATCAAGGCATAAGCCCGGAGGCACAAGCCATGCACACCACCGTTTTCGACAAGTACCTGACCCGCGGCGAAGAGAAGCGCCTGATGGGCGCGATCGGCCGGGTCGACTGCCCGTTCGCCCGCCGCGACTACCACCTGTTCCGCCTGATGCTGGCCACCGGCATCCGCGTGGGCGCCGCCTGCGGCCTGACCGTCAACGACGCCCGCCAGGCACTGGCCACCGGCCGCCTGACGCTGCGCTCGGAGATCCAGAAGCGCAAGCAGGGCCACAGCGTGCCGGTGAACCGCCGGGCGCACGAGGCCCTGCGCGGCCTGCTCTCCGTTCGACGCAACGCCGGCCAACCGGGCGACCCGGACGCCCCGCTGCTGTTCGGCCGCAAGGGCCCCGGCCTGTCCGTGCGCTCGGTCGAGGCGCGGATCAAGCAGTGGGCCCGCGAGGCCGGGATCGACTGCGCCGAGCACATCACCCCGCACTGGCTGCGCCACACCCTGGCCAAGCGCGTGATGGAACAGAGCACCTCGGCCAACCCGCTCGGCATCGTCGGCGGCGTGCTCGGCCACCGCTCGGCCAACAGCACCGCCATCTACGTGGCGCCGGACAAGGAACAGATCGCCGGCGAACTCGCCGCGCTGCACTGAGGAGACCCGCCATGACCCAGCAACCACTCGACCAATACAGGAATAGCGATCCGGACAGGCCGGCACGCTTCGACATCAACCCCGACTTGCTTCTAGCCGCCATGGAGAACACCGGAGACGACCGCGCCTCCTGCGTGCTCCTCGAGGACGGCATGCCCGTCGCCGCCGTGGTCGTCCTGCGCGGCCAACTGACCACGGACTACCTGCAAGCGCTCGACGACGAGGCCGAGTGCCTCAAAGCGGACTGAGAGGAGACGCCAGATGAAATACAAGCTGCAACTCAACACCACCGGCGCGTGGAAGAACGTCATCGACTTCGACGCCGAGAACCTGCCCCACATCCGCCCCGCTGCCGCCCTGCTGGCGAGCGTGGGCAAGGCAAAGGTCCAGGTGATCGAGGCCGACGGCCAACCGGTTCTTTTCATCAATGGCAGCAAGGGAGAGGCAAGCCATGCGTGAGGCACTGATACGACGCGGAATCCGATACGCACCCAGCAACGACATCGAGCGAGAGGCGCAGCTGGTGGAGAAGAACAACCGCCGACTCGCCGCCTTCTATCACCGCCGGCCGGGCACGGCGGTGCCGCGATACCACCGCCACCTGGTCTACCGGCCGCCCGGCAACAACCAGCCCACCGCCTGACGGCTTCCATTTTTCCGCATCCAGATGAGGCCCGCGATGCCGGGCCCGGGAGGGACGCATGCAGACGCAACACCAGCCACCCAACGCCAGCCGGTACCTGCCGAACCACTACACGGTCGAGACGGCCGCGGGGATTCTGCATATCGGCGAGCGCGAGCTGTTCGCCGAGCTGCGCCGCCTCGGCCTGATCGAGAAGCGCAGCACCAAGCCGAAAAAGCCGTACATCGAGCAGGGCCTGATGGCCGTGCGTAACAGCACATTCCGCCATCCGGGCACCGGCCAGATCCGCTACTACCAACGCCCGATGGTCACGCCCGCCGGCGTGGTCTGGCTGCACGACCAGGGGGTGGGCAATGCGTCCTGATTTCCGCAACGCCCTGGTGATGAACGCCATGCCCGCCTTCCCCAACGGCGCGACCAAGGACGAGCTGGACGACTACCTGGCCCCGGACCTCACCGCCGGGCAGCTGGCCAGCGCCCTGGCCGACCTGCGCCGCAAGGGAAAGCTGATCGGCGCCGGCCAGCCCATGCGCTACCGCCTGCCGGCCAGACGCCGCCGCGCCACCACAACCACCAAACGAGGAACCACCCATGCTTGAACTGAGCATTGATCTGGAGGCGCTCAGCGTCTCCCGCGACCAGCTGCCGGCCATGATCGAGATCGGCGTCGTCGCCTTCGATCGCAGCCGCCCCGCCGATGACTGCGTGGTGGCCAGCTTCCAGCGCGCCATCCCCTTCGCCACGGCCACCAACTGCGGGTCGGTCGACTCTGACACGCTGGCCTTCTGGGAAGAGCGCGGCATCAAGGGCGGCAACGACTGCCTGCCCGGCGAGAAGTCCGGCCCGCTGATCTCCCTGGTGCAGCTCTCCGGCTTCCTCGAGCTAACGCTCGGGCGGCCCATGCCCGAGCTGCTCAACGACAAGTCCATCCGCTGGTGGGCCTGGGGAGCGGAGTACGACCTGCGCATCATCCAGGGCCTGTCCGAACGCGTCGGCCTGCCCATGCCCATCCCCTACCGCGGCGTGCGCGATGCCCGCACCTACTGCACCGAACTGGCCGACCAATTCGGCATCGTCCTGCCCAAGCAGGACCCCGCCACCAAGCACAACGCCCTCGACGACGCCCGCCACTGCGCGCGGCTGGTCACCGGCGTGACCCAAAGCATGGAGGTGATCCGCGAGATGGCAGAGAGCCGGGAGGTAGTGGCATGAGCCAGTTCCAACGAGAAGAGCGCTACATCGTCGTGAAGCTAAAGCGGATCGACTCTGACACGCAGGACGACCTGCGCGAGTTCCTGGTCTCGTACCAGATCCCGACCGAACAGTGCGTCGTGGTCGAGCACGACTGGCCAATCCACGAAGAGACCTGGGAGAACGTCGAGCGGCTGGCCAAAGGCCACAAGTCGATCCGAGAGGAGCGCGACCAGCTGCTCGGACTGACTGAATTGCTCGATGAACACCCGGATGGTTACGACGGCCCGTGCCTGTGCCGTTCCTGCCGGGAGTACGGAGGTGCGTCATGAGCATGGAAGCCGTGATCGTGATTCTTTGCGCCGCGAGCGTGTTGGCGCTCGCCCTGTCGATCTTCCTCGCCATCACGGTATCCGGCCTGCGAGCGGAGATCCGGCAGAACGGCAACCAGATCGGCCTGGCACGCGACCACTTCGAGAGCTGCCTCGTCAATACAAGGCAGCACATCAACAACGTGAGCCGGGACGTGGACGACGTCGACGAGCGGCTGGGGCTCCTACTCGACCACCTGGGTCTCCGGGTCTCAGTGCCGGCAAAACCGAGCCCGCGCGTAATCAAGAAGGAAGGTGAAGCATGAAAACGAAATGGGTAGAGATCTCCGTGACCTGCACCAAGGCCGTGGCCATGGAAGTCCCCGCGGGGGAAACCGAGGACAAGATCCTCGACCGGCTCGATGACAGCGCCCGCTGTCAGTTCCATTGGGATTACGACGCCCAGATTCGCGAGACCGCTAGAACCCCGGCAGAGGCCGAGATCATGCGCCGCCACGCGGACGAGGTTTTCCCGTTGAGCACGGAGGGTGCAGAGCAATGACCGAACTGACCTACGCACAGCGCCAATGGCTGGAGGCCGAAGGCCGAAACCTGAACGAGGCATTCCAGTTCCTCACAAACGGCGAGCCGGGTTTCTGCCCGTTGATCGACACCACCACCTTCAAGCGGTCATTCGCGCCCACTTTGCGATCCATGCCGGTGAAGGATGGCGATACCCCTCACCGCTTCGATACCGAGGACGAGGCGTTGGAGCGCGCCAAGGCAATCAAGGAGAAGTGGCAGGCCGACTTGGCCAAGGAGCATCGCGAGCCGCTGGACGAGGTGGCGCTCGGCATCGACGGTCGCCCGGCTGTCCAGATGGAACAGGCCGAGGATGCATTGATGCGAATCGGCACGGTGATCCACATCGGCAATGCGATGGCTACGGACCAGTTCGAAGCGCCATACGACGACCCGATCGAAGACCTGATTGATTTCCTCGAAAGCGGACCAGGGCAAAAGCGCCACAACTCCACGGACCCGCTTTTCGCCGGGTGGGCCGGCGAGAATGACGACCCGTTCGACATCAGTGGTGGGATCGAGAGCGACCAGGATCTCGATCTCGAAGAATTCCTGATCGAGTCGATCCGCGATGCGGGGGTTTTCGGGGTTGCCATGCAGGTCTCCTGCCCGGTCGTCACCCATGGCGAGAGAAGCCGATCCTACAGCTGGGGCCACTGCCGCCTTGGTTGGGTCTACGGCGAGACCTTCGATAAGGCACACGACGCGGCTATCGACTGGGCGCGGCAGCACACCACAGGAGGTTCGTGATGGAAGAGCTGTATTACCTGCAAGACAGCCGCACCGTAGTAGGCAACGACCTCATGTGGTGGGCGAAAGACGGCAAGGGATACACCACCGACCTGAGCCGGGCCCACGTCTTCACGAAGGAGCAGGCCGTACGCCAGAACAACGATCGCGAAACGGACATCCCGTGGCCTAAGGGCTACATCGATGCGCGCACCCGGCCGGCTGTCGACATGCAGAACGTCGATCGGGGCGAAGCACTCGCCGGCACCGGAATTCGTCTGGCCAAGCCTAAGCCGATTCCGCGCACGCCGTTCCAGTGCTCATGGTGCGGGAAGTTCATGCGGGAGGAAGATCAATACGGCCCCTGCCCGCACTGCGGCGGCGACAACTGCCCCTGATCCTTCCATCCGGAACCAACACCCGAACCACCGACCTACACGACAAGAAGGCTTGCCATGGCAACCGCAGAACAGATCAAGGACCGCGTCGACCTCCACGAACTGGCCACCCGTCTGGGGCTGGAGCGCCCCAATGGCCAGGGGAACTACAAGTCCCCGGCGCACAAGGACAAGCACCCGAGCCTGTCGGTGTTCCGGCGCGACGGCGTGATGCTGTTCAAGGACCACTCCACCGACGAGGCGGGCGACGCCATCAAGCTGGTGCAGTACGTCCGCCAGGTTGATTTCCACCAGGCGATGAACTGGCTGCACGACGAGTACGGCCTCGAGCGCGACCCGATCCCGCGCGCCAATGGCCCGGCCAAGCCGAAGACGAAGGAGGAGTGGATCGCGGACCGCTGCAAGGGCGGTCGCGAGCAGATCGTGGAGTACCTGGGCGGCCGGGGCATCGAGGAACCGGCGATCGACCGTGCTCTGCGCGCCGGGACGATCGGCTGGAACGACTGGCATTCGGATTCCCGACCCGTGGGCCAGGTGGGCCACGGCGGGCCGGGGGTGGCGTTCTTCGTCCGCTGCCCGTCGACCAACCAGGTGTTGTCGGTGGATACCCGCTACGAGGACCCGGATCTCAACGGCGGGGTGAAGACGAACACCCAGGGGCCGAAGGATGCGCCGTGGTGCCTGGACTGGCGGGCGTTCCGGCAGGCGCGGGACGTGGTGATCGTGGAGTCGTCGATCAATGCGATGACGGTGGAGACCTGCGGGATGCCGTACACGTCGGCGGTGGCACTGCGGGGCACGGCCAACGCCAAGACGCTGGACGTGCGGCCGTTCATCGGCAAGCGGGTGACGATCTGCATGGACAACGACGAGCCGTTCCCGGTGGGTCACCGGATGGCCGGGCAGCGCCCGGGGGCCAACGCTGCCTGGACGCTCTACGAACGGCTGACGGCCGCCAATATCGCCGCCCTGCTGGTGAACTGGGAGAAGTGGGAGCCGGGCGAGGACCTCAACGACATCCTGCAGCGGGGCGACACCAACAAGGTGAAGGTGGCGCTGCGCAACGTGGAGCCGTGGGCCATTCCGGGCTTTTCCGCCGATCATAATTACCCGGACCACGGGAAGGCCCGGGTGCACCTGCCGAGTCATGACTTCGCTCAATACTGGCGTTTCCGCGTGATGGAGGACTTCACGCGGTGGGTCTCAAAACGAGAAGAAGATGACGACACAGGAGAATCGAAAATGGATTACGAGGACCTCTGCGGGTTCCGCATCGCCGGCATCAACCGGGTGACCATCGCCAGCGCCCAGAGCGCACTGGGCGGTGATGCCGACTCGCAGCCGGAGACGATCTTTTCGGTGAGCGTGCAGGCACCACGCCACGGGGCGAAGCTGCAACGCAAGGTGTTCAAGGACGAGCATCTGCACAACATCGACCAATGGCGGAAGTTCGGGCCGATCTTCCGCCCGGCGCAGTTCGCGCGGCTGGTGACCATCCTCGAGCGCTCGGCGCACCTCGGCGCGCGGCACGCGGTGAACTTCGTCGGGCTGGCGTGGCGTGACGGGCGGCCGATCGTCAACGAGGGGGCGGACAGCTACTTCACGGAGCCGGAGAAGCAGTGCCCCTATCACTCTCTGGTCTTTCCGAGCGGCACACCGGGGCACGCCCGCGAGGTGATCGATGCCTACCAGGGCACCTTCAAGGAGAACGCGGCGCTGATTCCGCTGGTCTGGGCGCTGGGCGGCCACCTCAAGGCGTTCCTTGGCTTCTGGCCGCACATGATCATGCAGGCGCAGAAGGCCTCTGGTAAGTCGATTCTTAGCAAACGACTGGAACGCACGATTGGCATGCAGATGCTGTCCGGGCAGTCGCTCAATACCGAGTTCCGGCTGCTGACGTCAATCTCTCACACCTCGCACCCGATCGGCTGGGAGGAGCTGTCCGCCCGCCGGCAGGACGTGATCGACAAGGCGGTCGCCATGCTGCAGGAGGCCTATCAGTTCACGGTGACGCGCCGTGGCTCGGAAATGACGGAGTTTGTCGCCTCTGCCCCAGTACTGCTCGCCGGTGAAGACGTGCCGGTCAAGAGCCTGCTGGGCAAGGTGGTCCGCACGGATCTGAGTGGCAAGAAGGGGCCGATGATGCGTGAGGATCTGCCTCAGTTCCCGGTCGCCGAGTGGCTGAAATTCCTCACCAAGCTGACGAGGGAGCAGGTTCAGTCGACCTTTCAGCAGATGAACGCAAGGCTGCTTGAAAAGTGCCGGGCGCCCGAATCCGACGCCGGCGCGGTGCGCATGGCCGGCAACTACGCGGCGGTGCTGACGGCGTGGAAGCTGCTTTCCGAGTTCGCCGGCGTGGAGTGGACCCAGGGCGACTTCGTGCGTGACGTGGTGGCGGAAATGAACAGCCACATCAGCGAGACGAAGGCCGATCGCGAGCCGTGGGTGTGGATCCTCGAAATGCTGTTCTCGGAGATCGACGCCCACCGGTTCGTCCACCCGTACAAGTTCGAAACCATCATGGACCCCGTCCATGGCGAGCGGCGCGCGCTGCTGGTGCGTACCGGGCACGTGATGGATCACATCGCGCACAGCAACCACCTCAAGGAGAAGTTCCACGCGTTGCCGGTGAAGTCCCATTCCATCCTCAAGCGCCAGCTGGTCCAGGCGGGCGTGCTGATCGAGCCGGAGAAGGGCCACGAGCGGCGCATCGATTACAAGCGGGTCGCGCACATGGTGGCGCTGGATCTCGACATCCTGGAGACCTACGGCCTGCACGTCTCCGAGCGTGTCGAGGGCTACGGCGGCCCGTCGGATTCGTGAGCGCCTGAACCTCGCGCACGTTGCCAACGCCCCACGCTCCCATGAAACTGGCGGACCTTTCCGAGTTCCGACGGGTGGTATTCACCCCGGGATCGGCCCCGGACCCGCGCACGCTGCGCAAGTGGTTCGATGAGGGCCGGATCGAGGGTGCCCGGCGAATCGGGGATAACCGGTTCGTGGATCTGGATGAGTTCACCGCGTTGACCGGCGATTCGCTGGTCGACGGTGTGTTGCGGGATACGAACGTGGGCAGGCGACGTCTCGGCAAGAATGCCGACCTCGAGGACAACCTCTATTTCAACGGCCGGGCGTACCAGTACCGCAACCCGCAATCCGGCCGCTGGAAGTCCCTTGGCCAGGAGAAGGCGCGGGCGAACGCCGCGGCGCGCAAGCTCAACCGCATCCTAGACAAGGAGGCGGATCTCGTCGCCCGCGTGCTGGAGACCGGCGAGAAGACCGTCTCCGAGGTGGTCGGCGAGTTCATCACCGACTACCTGCCCAATCAGGCGCTGAGCCAGCGCACGCTCTCCAACTACCTGGGCTACTACCGCCGCTATCAGCGCGAGTTCGGCCAGCGGATGATCCGCGGGCTCACGCGCACGGAGATAGGCGACTGGCTGGCCAAGCTGCCCAGCGCGGATTCCTACAACAAACACAGGACGAGATTGATCGACCTGTGGCGCTTCGCGATCGCCCGCGGCTACGTCGACGACAACGAGCCCGAGGCCACCCTGCCCCGCAACCAGTCCAAGCGGATCGAGGCCAACCGCCGCAAGCGCCAGCGCCTTGAGATCGATCAGTTCTGGGCCATTCACGAGCGCGCGCCGGCGTGGTTCCAGATCGCCATGGAACTCGCCCTGGTGACGCTGCAGGGGCGCAACGAGATCGCCCACGTGCGCTTCGACGACCAGCGCGACGATCACCTGTACTTCATCCGCGAGAAAACCGACGAGATCTCGGAAATGGCCTTCATCCGGATCCGCATGACCGAGCAGCTGGGCGAGATCATCGGCCGGGCGCGAGCGTCGGGCATCGCCTCGCCGTTCATCGTCCATTACCGCCCGGCGAAGATGAAGCGCGACCAGATGGCCGCGAAGAAGCACTGGAGCCAGGTCACGCCCAACCACCTCACGCGCACCTTCAAACGCCTGCGCGAGGAAACGGGCCTGTTCGACGACCTCCCGGCCAATGAGCAGCCGTCCTTCCACGAGATCCGCAGCCTGGGCGCGCGGATCTACGAGCAGCAGGGCTACGCCAAGGACTACATCCAATCCCTGATGACCCACAGCGACAAGAAGACCACCGAGATCTACCTCGAGTCCGGCCGCCAGGCCCTAACCGACGACCACTACATCCCAGTCCGCGCCGACCTCGCCCTCGACACGCTGCGCTGAGCGTTCCAAAAAACGCGTGTATCTCGTTGATCCTGCATGCCCCTCATTGCACCCTAGGTGGCCGCCTGAAAAGGGCCATTTACACGCCGTCACAGTCACTTAGCGCCGACTGGGCATGACTTTGACATGGTGGGGGTCGTTGGTTCGAATCCAATCGCGCCTACCAACATTGAAAGCCCGGCAGCATCATGCTCGCCGGGCTTTTTCGTGTGCGACTGGCGAACCCGTCGGTGGTTGTCGACGGGTCCTTGCCCCAAGCACAGATGACCAGCCTCTTCCGCTGGGCACGCACGAGCCAAGGCACCCCCTGAAACCGGCCGATCGCCCTCCCCGGCCGCGCCCTGCTCTGGTATGATTTCGGCCCTAAAAACACCGCTACCCGGGTGCGCCACGACGGTCCATGCTGTCCGCACCCTTCGACCCACACGGATGCAAACGCGGGCTTTGGTAGGGCCCGCCACTGGCATCCCAAGTGCTTTTCAGGAGGGCACATGCCGACTATTACGCTACCCGACGGCAGTCAGCGCACGTTCGACCACCCGGTTTCGCTCGCCGAGGTCGCCTCGGACATCGGTCCGGGCCTGGCCAAGGCCGCGGTTGCCGGCAAGATCGACGGCAAGCTCGTCGATCTGTCGCGCACCGTCGAGAACGATGCGGACATCGCCATCGTCACGGCGAAGGATCAGGAGGGCGTCGAGATCATCCGCCACTCCACCGCCCACCTGATGGCCCAAGCGGTCAAGCAGCTCTACCCCGAGGCGCAGGTCACCATCGGCCCGGTCATCGACCAGGGCTTCTACTACGACTTCGCCTTCGACCGGCCCTTCAATGACGAGGACCTCGAGAAGATCGAGACCCGCATGCGCGAGCTTGCCAGCGAGGGCGACGAGCTCGAGCGCCGTGTGATGGAGCGCGACGATGCCGTGCGCTTCTTCAAGGACCTGGGCGAGGACTACAAGGTCGAGATCATCAAGGACATCCCGGGTGAGCAAGAGCTCTCCATCTATACCCAGGGCGACTTCACCGATCTCTGCCGCGGCCCGCACGTGCCGCACACCAACAAGCTCAAGGCCTTCAAGCTGCTGAAGGTGGCCGGTGCCTACTGGCGCGGGGACTCGGACAACGAGATGCTCACCCGCGTCTACGGCACGGCGTTCGCGTCCGACAAGGAGCTCAAGCGCTATCTCAAGCAGCGCGAAGAGGCCGAGAAGCGCGACCACCGCCGCCTGGGCAAGCAGCTCGACCTGTTCCACTTTCAGGACGAGGCGCCGGGCCTGGTCTTCTGGCACCCGCGTGGCTGGGCCATCTGGCAGGTGATCGAATCCTACATGCGCGGCGTCTACAAGCGCTCGGGCTATGACGAGATCAAGTGCCCGCAGATCCTGGACGTGTCCCTGTGGAAGAAGTCCGGCCACTGGGACAACTACCAGGAGAACATGTTCTTCACCGAGTCGGAGAAGCGCACCTACGCGGTCAAGCCGATGAACTGCCCGGGCCACGTCCAGGTGTTCAACCACGGCCTGCACAGCTACCGCGACCTGCCGATCCGCTACGGCGAGTTCGGCTCCTGCCACCGCAACGAGCCCTCGGGCGCGCTGCACGGCATCCTGCGAGTGCGCGGTTTCACCCAGGACGACGGCCACATCTTCTGTACCGAGAAGCAGATCGAGCCGGAGGTGCGCGCCTTCCACGGCCAGGCACTGGGGGTCTACGAGACCTTCGGTTTCACCGACGTGCAGGTAAAGATCGCCACCCGTCCGGAAAAGCGCATGGGTGCCGACGAGGTCTGGGACGAGGCGGAAGAAGCGCTGCGTAGCGCGCTGCGCGCCGCCGACGTCCAGTGGGAGGAACTGCCGGGTGAAGGCGCCTTCTACGGCCCGAAGATCGAATACCACTTGAGCGATGCCATCGGCCGGACCTGGCAGCTGGGCACCATCCAGGTGGATTTCATGATGCCCGAGCGCCTGGGCGCGACCTACATCGACGAGCACAGCGAGCGCCAGCACCCGGTCATGCTCCACCGCGCCATCGTCGGCTCGATGGAGCGTTTCATCGGCATCCTGATCGAGCATCACGCCGGCCAGATGCCGCTGTGGCTCGCCCCGACGCAGGCCGTCACCATGGGCATCACCGACAAGCACGCCGAGTACGTCGATGCAGTGGCCGAGCGCCTCAAGGACGCCGGCCTGCGAGCGCAAGCCGATCTACGCAATGAGAAGGTCGGCTTCAAGATCCGCGAGCACACCCTCGAACGCGTGCCCTACCTGCTGGTCGCCGGCGACCGCGAGATCGACACCGATTCGGTCTCCGTGCGCACCCGCTCGGGCGAGGATCTGGGCTCGATCAAGGTCGACGAGTTGATCGAGCGCCTCAAGGGCGAGATCAGCGAGCATCGTTAA